CATAGTCAATTATCTTTTCAAATTGTGGTCTGGCTAAATTGTCTAATTCAATTTGTTTTTCGGTTCTGTTTTGTCCTCGTTTTTCTTTGTACTCAGGGTATAATTTTTTTCTTTTTGAAGATCTGCTATCAAGAGCAAAAACAATTTGGTTTGCTTTTGTTTTTTTAAGAAGAAAATTTAGTTTCATAAAAAATCCATAAATTACAAAAGTATGTTTTTCATTTTTAGTAATTCTGTGCTTACCAATACTAAATTTAACTACGTGCAGAACGGAAAGTAAATCTATGCTGAGTATTCTATTCATGTTAATTCCTGTAAAAAAGGGGCGTACAAAATCGCACACCCCTTATTTATTTATATAAAATCAAAAGATATTATCAGGGGTATATATTAATCTTCCCACTCATCATCTTCCCACTCATCATCTCCATCTTCTTCCACATCACCGCCCTCTTCTTCACCATCTTCCTCTTCAAAAAGTTCGTCAATAACGGCAGTGCGGAGATCAGCAATTTTCTTGTATTTTTTGGGCTGGACCTTCAGATCTTCATCTTCAATGAGTTCAATGAGTTCACCACGTTTCATCTTCAGGATTTCTTCTTCCGAAAGTTCCTCTTCCTCTTCTTCAGGCTCTTCCTCTTCTTCAGGCTCTTCCTCTTCTTCAGACTCTTCGGGAACTTCTTCATCTTCATCTCCATCTTCATCTGGAGCAGAGTTTTCGTCCTCCTCATCTTCGCCCTGAAGTTGGGAGAACAGTTCATCAAGTTTTACTTCAAGCAGACCATAAAGCTCATCGGCCAGTTCCATAGGATCAGCGCCTTCTCTGACATTCTCAGAAAGTGATAAGCCAACTTTCTCTTTGGCATAATCAGAGGAAATGCCCACTGATACTGTCAATCTTCTTTCTCTCATGAAGATAGCTTCCACAGTCTTTTTGATTGAATCTACTTCTGACTTTTTTACATTTGATTTTTTACGAATTGCCATTTTTAATTCTCCATTTAAATGTTAATATTTTCTCTTTCTTACAGGTGTATTTAATATTTTTTATCTGTTAAATCAATCATTTGGAGTCATATTTCCTTTTCCGTTGTGGCTTCAGTTTGTCAATCACATTATCATATGCTTCTTGGCAAAGACTGAATAATTCATTTTCAAGGTCGTTGTCCTCTATATGTTTTACCAATGCAGACAACTTCATCTTTTCTGCAAAACCTTTACTATTTATGGAAGCTTTTGTTCCTGTCCAATCTCCTTCAGAAACCATAAACGTTATGCATGAGGTTATATTATCAACTCCATAATCAAACAGAATCGGAAAATATGCTTCCCCATGTCTTCCAGTCAATTTGTTCTTTGTGATCTTAGCTTGAACATTCGTGATAAACGTTCTTTTTCCTTTTTTTTCTTTCTTCTGGCAAGCTAACCATATTTCATGAGCCGCATAAAATTTCAATGCTTTACCTCCTGATCTAACTTTGGGAGTAAACCTGGCACCGAATCCTATATTGTCTCTTGTTTGTGAAATTACGAGAAGCAATGATCCATGTTCGTGTAAGTCTTGGGTTCTTTGTGAAAACATAGCTGAAGCCATTTTTGCTTTCCCGTCCCCGTAACTTCCGGTTGTTTCATTTCCTTTCTCTCGTTTTTTTCTATTATCTGCATCTTTATCCATTGCCGCTTCAGAAGTTAATGCGTCAAATGAATCGAGAACATAAATAAATGGTCTGTCGCCGTCTAATGCTCTGGCAAGATTATCGTTCAAATCTTCTATTGTTCTTGAACGGATATCCAATTCAATTCTATCATGAACTTTTTTGCCAAAAAGATAAGCAATATCAAATTCATTTGCCACTTCAACATCATCAAAAATAAATCTGAAGTCATCAAATCTTTTTGCCAAACAACACTCAGCAAAAACAGTAAGCGCAAACAGGGTTTTTCCTGCGTGAGAATCACCGATCAAGTTTATCAATTTACCGAGTTTAAAAGCCCCCTCAATTCTGCCGGAACATTCAAGATTGAATGTGGTTGAACCTGTGGGAACCAATTCATTCGGGTCAATTTTTGGCGAAGTTTGCTGAATCGGCTCATTTGTTGATTTTTTAAACTGATCGCCTATCTTTTTGATTTTGCTTATCTTTTTTATTTTAGACATAATCTACCTTTTTCGAACTCTTTTTCTTTTTTTTGTGGTAGTTTTCCGATCAGCAGGGCGTTTTCTTTTCTTCTTTGGGGCATCAAACCCGCTATCATCAATATCCTCATCATCTTTCCAAGGATCATCTTTGTCATCAATTTCACCTGGACCGTCATCGTCAAGAAGTTTCATTTTCTTGAGAGTTCCCCGAAATTCTTTTTCAATTTCTTCATAGTCAGGGTGCATATTTATCACACTGTCGAGAGGAAAAGTCATGTCAAGGATTCTGTCTGGAATTGGTTCTTCTCTTTCAATCAATCTATGGCCAATATGATCAGTATTTGTCATGCCTGAGCCTTTCCTTTCCCAAGCAAGAGATTTTCCGGTATCTGGATCTGAGAATTTTACAAACCCGCCGCCCTTTGGAAGTTTAGCGATTGCTTCAATGTTTGCTTCCATGAAATAATGCGCCGCTTCATGAATCTGAATGCCTTTCTTTTCTTCTTCTCTGCTATCATGAACCCAGAAAAAATAAACAACCCGGTGTTTTGCAACCAGTTTTTTCCAGTCTTCTTTGTCGAGTTTTGTTGCTTTCATGAACTCACAGATTGGGCATGGTTTTCCAAAGTTTTCATAAGGACAAACATATGGTTTCAGCATATCACCAACGTTTGTATGAACAAACAGATCAAGCACATAATCCAATCTGCCCTCTTCGGTTACGGGCTGAAGACGTTCATCAAAAGGCATATCTGGACCAGCTTCAAACGGGATGATATCAACAATATGTTCTCCTTCTTTACAGAACCAAAATTCTACACCTTCCGGAACTTTGTCTTTCAGGAATATTGTTGGAAATCTTCCCCCTCCAGTTGTTTTAGTGCCCGCCTGGTGTCTTCTTCCGAGACTTTTTGCACCTTTATTTTTCTTCATTCTATCACGAAATCCCATTTTCTTTCTCCTTTACCTTAATTTGGGCGATGCCCTTAATCGGTATTTTTTGTTGACTTTCTTTTCCTGTTTTTGTTCAGTGCTTTTTTCTGTGCCAGATATGCTCCTTTCTCTTTTAGGTTATTGACATCTCTTTGTTTATTACGTGGCTCAGAATAGAATCCGCCAATTTTCAAAGATGTCAGGTTAGATAAAGCCAATTTTCTGTGATCAAATGCAGTTTTAACTCCGAGTAATAGATTGGAATCTTTTGATGCATCAATATATTTTCGTTCTGCTTGTTTGTATCTTTTTGATGAGGCTATATGCTCTTTTATTGCTGGTTCAGTTGGTTTTGAATCAAAGAACTTATCCCAATTTTTTTTAATGTCCGAATACATTTTAGCATAAACATAATCACACTGAGCCTTTCTCAAATCTCTGATATGCAATGCATTTGCGTGTTGTTCTGCATAATATAAAAAATGGGATGCTTGTGTGAGCCATTCATTTTCCAGATCATTTTCATTGATTTTGATATCTTCATTAAAGTCTCTGTCCATTATTCACCTCCAAAAATAGCTTCGTAACAGGCCATTGTTAATCCAGCTTTCCCACTATCAAAGAAGTTTTTTGTGAATGGTTGCATAGTGAAAAATACATCGTCTCCGCCATTGTTAAGCAGTATTGAATTAAAATAACCGAGAATAGGTCTCCTGGCTGATTCGCCATCGCCTTTATAATTTTTTAGAAGTGTTTTTACTTTTGCCCATTTTGTTTTTGTTGGCATATTGTAGGCAGTAAGTGTTCGGCAAATCTCAATAACTTCTGATTCTCCAGTTCCTGCTGAGGATAATGTACTCAAAGATCTTTCAGCATCATCCATGTCAATTACCATGTCAAGAAGCTTTAATGCTTGTCCGGCAGATCCGTCAGATAGTTCAATAATTTTTTCACGAACCTCTGTAGTAATACACTCTCTTTTTTCTCTTTTCAGAATCATTTTCATGAGCTTATGAAGATCAGAATCTTTTAAGGATTCTAATTCGTATGCGTGACATCTTCTCTTAAACGTCTGTTTAAGAGCTTCTGGGTTTGTTGTGCATACAACCCAATGCATGTATGAAGGGGGTTCTTCAAGAGCTTTTAAGAGCGATTCTTGAGCAGGTTTTGTCAGCATGTGAGCTTCATCAAGAAGGAAAACTTTCTTTTTCCCGTAAGGTGTGAACTTCATGTCAGAAATAAGTTTTCGTATTCCATCAATACCCCTATCATCTGCCGCATTTAGTTCTTTCCAGTCAGTATCTTGACAGCCTAACGCTGTTTTGACTATTCTTGCAAGAGTCGTTTTGCCAGTTCCGCCTGGACCAGTAAATAGAAAAGCTTTTGGGGGATCATCTCTCTTTAGGACAACTTTTAGGCTGTCTAAAACATCTCTGTTTCCAACGAATGTTTTAAATGATTTAGGCCGGTACTCCTGTTGCAAACTCATATTTATATTTCCTCCTCATGAAAATAGCCCTCACAAGTTAAAGCTTCACTTTGTGGAACAGTGCAAGGAAATTGGAAGAAATCACACCATTTATTATTCTGATGATCGCATTTATTTGTAGGGGCATTTCTTTTCTCTTGCCAATCAAGAAGAATATTTCCTATAAATCTTGAACGGGAAATGCCAACTTCGTCTGCTTCTGCTTGCAGATTTTTGACTAATTTATCTGGAATGGTGATGCTGATCGTCTTTGAAATCATAATACATTATCCTTTTATCACCTATTTAATATTTATTTTATGTATTTCATTATAATCAATAATAAGCATAATGTCAATGAAAATAATTAAGATATTAATGATTTATTAATACTAATCTCATGAAACAAAAACGACACCACGGGATAGCCTTCCCGTGATGTCTTAGTTTTTGATACTCGGAATTGAACCGAGGACAAATCGCTTTATAGGCGATAGCTCTACCATCTGAGCTATATCAATTTGTGCCATCGTTAAGTAAATTTCCGTTAGAATAAAATCTCATGTTAAAGATATCATGTATTACCATTATACGATCCGGACATATGGTTTTTGTTGGCGTCCGGAGAGAGACTTGAACTCCCATTCTGAAAAATTTTAGGATTTTAAACAATTTACTATTTACCTTTTTGGCTTAAACTGTAGGTCAAAAAACTTAATCTCATTGATTTTCTTCCTCAGGAAGAGAACCTTATTACACTAAACTAACACTAAGACTGGACCTAATTTGTATGGCAAGCGTTCCCCAAGTTCCCAAAATCCCCATGAGTAGAATTTAATTTTAAAGAGAACACCTGCCAAGTATTATTCTTCTATTTTAAAATCATTGCCGGAATTCCCGTTGATATATTTGAACAAGTTCGTACCAATCTTACCCGTAACGACTTCAGTTGTGTTTGCTCTTTGTCTGGCTTTTTTAAATGCACGAATCAGCTTGTCAATTCTGCCAAGCAATTCTGATTTTTCAGCAGGGGTGATCATACCTGACCAGG